AGCATATTGGAAACAAAGCCTTGGCACGACGTGGAGCATATCCGCGACAGTTATCGTTTTAAAACTGTTTTGGATGACATCAATCAATTGCCCGAAGTGACCCAGAGGCTAAATGATTTTGGCGCTCAAATCGTAAAGCCAGATGTTGATAAAATGTTGCAACCAAAAGATTTTGGCTGGCGCGTATCCGCCTTCGATTTAAGGATGCCAAATGGTCAATTAACTGAGTATTATTTGCCCGTTAAAGAGCTTGAAGCTGCCAAAAAAGCAGAAGGTCATCATTTATTTGAGCAAGTTAGAAACTTGGATCTTACAGATCCGGCTAATATGCAAACATACAATGATGTTGCCGCTAAATCTCGCGATGTTTATCAATCTGCGTGGAACGCTTATCTGAATCGTACAGGTCAGACTGAAGACGACGTGCGAGCTGCGTTAAACAAATCCATCGCCAATTTATCTGGCAAACGTGTAAATTCTTCTGCTATCACGCCGCCTGTGACGGGGGGACTTGGTGATGTCCAGACGCCTTTTGCGTCACGTTTGGCGGTAAATTTGCCAGCGAATACATATGCAACCCGTCCGTTGTCATCGGCAACGAACGCCACTGGCTTACCATCTAATGTTGGTTTTACTGACACGGGGAATACCTCCGAAAAAAGTCTACCAAACAACGGCATAAATCACAAGCGTGGTGGTCGAATAAATAATTTTTTAATTGACCACGCCCTTTCTGTTGTTCCGAAATCCGGCTCGCCGCTGCACGAAGCCGTAACGATTGCCCAGCAGCACACACGGGGACGCCCGTAATAACCCCTCCGAGGAGAGAACAAATGTCGTTAACTGCCAAGACTGCTCGCGCAGCGCTAAAAAGTAAGGCCCAAAGGCTTGTAGGGCCGGATCCCCGTGGAACTCCGATTGATGCGTCTGGCTATACGCCTCCTGACGCCGAAGACGCTACCGTACAGACGGGTATGCGTCCTCTTTCGCCTCGCCAATTTAAGAAGGGTGGCAAGGTAATTGGCAAGCATCACGGTAAAGATGCCCATCACCATGCAGGTCGCAAGCCTCGCAAGAGCGGCGGTCGTGCAGAACGTTATTTGACGCCTGACAATTTGATCAATCGCGATGTAAAAATGGCGAACGATGAGCGCGTTGGGACGAAGCACATTGGCGGCATGAAGCGCGGTGGAGCTGCAAAGCACAAGCTTGGTGGCGGTCCTATCGGCATGAATCCGGTTGCCGACTCGATGTCCAAGACTGCGGCAGCGGCTATGCCTCGCAAAGCTGGCGGCAAAGCCAAGTGGATTCAGGGCGCGATTAAACACCCAGGCTCGCTGCACAAGTCACTTCATGTTCCTGAAGGCGAAAAGATCCCTGCGAAGAAGCTTGCCAAGGCAGAGCACAGCAAGAATCCGAAGCTTGCCAAGAAGGCTCATCTTGCTGAGACCTTGAAGCATATGCACCACAAGGATGGTGGCAAGGTCAGCAAAACGGAATGGGAGCATTCCAAAAAAGATCTTGAGCAAGATAAGAAGCTTGCCAAAAAATATGGGATGTCAATGGAGGCTTGGGAAAAGTCAGCCAAAGACAAAAAACATGATCGCCAGCAAAGCATGAAGGGCTTGAAGCATGGCGGCGAAGTTCATCATGCGTCGTGCGGTTGCAGCAAGTGCTGGGGTGGTCGCGCCGGTAAAAAGGATGGCGGTCGCAACATCATGGAAGTGACCGGTGTTCGTCCTAAGGGTGGCCGCATTGCTAAGGCCGGCGGTGGTGGTTTCCACAACAGTATGTATGATGATGCTGATACGCCGCAAATTGCCTCTTATAATTTCCTGACGGGGTGGAGCAATCTTGATAAGGCAACGCCTGATCAGATCGCTGCAATGAATCCTCAGGATCGTCAGATGGCTTTGGCTGCTCAAGGCCCAAGCCGTGCGGTTGCGCCAAAGCGTGCTGTTCGTCCTGCTCCGTCAACGACGGGCATGGGTGGCATGGGTTCCAATCCAATGCAAGATCCACAGCAACGCGCTGAAGCTGCACAGATGGCGGCACAAGCACAGCAAAATGCTCAACGTGCAATGAGAGCTGAAAACGCTCAAACGTATGCTCAGAACCAAGCAAATGATCTTAATCGCGCTATGCGGGCTGACAATGCTGCTGTTCCTGCATCGTTGCGGCCAGATCAGCAGCAGAACATGATGGGTCGCGGTTTGCCTCCATCGCGTTCTGAGTACGGCTTGTTTATGGGAGAAGCCGGTCAGCCTGGCATGGTGTTTAGCCGTCAGGTTCCTGATGCAAGCGTTGGGCCTGTTTACCACGAAGGCGCTTCTGAGCCTCAAATGACATTGAGTGATTTGGGCGAAATGCGCGGTGGTCGTATTGGCCGCAAATCTGGTGGTCGCGCCAAGGGCAAGACAAACGTAAACGTCATCATTGCACAGCATCCGCATGGCGGCATGGGTCAAGGCCCAGCTCCTATGATGGGCGCTCCTGCCGGTGGCGCACGGCCTGTTCCGGTTCCTCCGCCACAGGGGATGCCTCCACAGGGTATGCCAATGGGCGGTGCTATGCCTCCACAAATGCCACCACAAGCGGGCGGCATGGCATTAGCTCGCAAACGTGGCGGTCGCGCTATGACGGAACACGTTATTGATCATGCTGCCGGTGGCGGTCTTGGGCGTCTTGAAAAGGTCAAGGCGTATGGTTTGAAGCCACCAAGGTAAGGAGTTCGTGTAGGCGCTAAGGCGCCTTCATAACAGGGCGGTCGGCAATCCCCTCTTTTGCCGACCGTCTTCCAAGAGGGAAAGGGGGAAATGAGGATACAATGTTAACAACTAACGATCTATTTGAGCGTGAGCTCAGAAAGCTTCTAAAGGCGGAAATTGAACGGATTCAAGAGATCATAACAAGCAACGGGATCTCTGATTTTGCTCATTATCGGTACTATGTCGGCGCTATTCAAGGTCTTTATGCCGCTCTTGAGCGGTGTGAAGAAGCTCGAACTATCGTTGAACAGACACGCTAAAGGAGTTTTTTATGGCTTATGTAATGAAGCATGAAGTTGATGCTAAGCAGGAAATATTAAAAGCGGTTGGAGACATATCCAACTTTAATGTTTTCCATAATCAAGTTTTGATCGCGATCTATATCCGGCCAGAAATGACGGCTGGCGGTATTATCATTACCAACAAGACTCGCGATGAAGACAAATGGCAGGGCAAAGTCGGTCTTGTACTTAAAAAAGGGCCGTCTGCGTTCGTTGATGAATCAAATCAATGGTTTAGGGACGTGAAAGTCGAAGTTGGCGATTGGGTTGTATCTCGCCCGTCCGATGGATGGAGCTTGACCTACAACAATCGCGAGACGGGCGATGAAGTATTGTGTCGTTTAATCGATGACACTTTTATTCGCAGCACGATTCCCCATCCCGATTCAGTTTTTTAAGGATAAAAAATGTCAGAATCAGACGTAAAGGACGAAGATCAGATCGAGATTATTCTCGATCCGATTGAAGAAGAGAAACAAGACGATGTTGTCGTAGAAAAGGCAGAAGAAGCGCCTCGTTCTACGACTAAAGTCGAACTTTCTCCCGAAGAAGGAATTAGCGAGCTGCAAGCAAAGCTTGAGCAGGAACGCCAAGCCCGTATTGAAGCTCAAAGACAAGCCAGAGAAGCGCAAGAACAAGCTAATCAGGCCCAAAGCAAGGTTGATTCGACCGAATTGCACATGATCAAGAATGCAATTGATCAAGTGAAGCACAATAATGAGCTGTTAAAGGCTAATTATCGTGATGCTTTGGCAACTGGCGACTATGATCAGGCCGCTGAGTTGCAAGAGCAGATGATTGTCAATCAATCTAAGCTTTCAACGCTTGAAAGCGGCAGGAAAGCTAAGGAAGAAGCTCCTAGAATAGCTCCTGTTGCCCCGCAGCAAACTGATTTGATTGAAAATCTAGCTTCTCAAGTAACGCCGGAGTCCGCTCAATGGCTTCGTCAGAACAGAGACCAGCTTAACAATCCTAAAAAGCTTGATCGGGCTATGCGGGCTCACGCCGACGCGCTTGACGACGGCATTGTTGCCGATACGCCGGAGTATTTCCGGTTCATCGAAAACCGTTTGGGCATTAACCGCGCACCACAAGAAGAATATGGGGATCCTATGGCAGAAGCAGCTAAACCAATTGCACGGCGATCTGCGCCTCCTGCCGCTCCTGTTACACGTAGTGGTACAGGAACAGGAACAACCCGTCCAAATGTGGTTCGTTTAACATCTTCCGAGCGCGAAATGGCGTCGATGATGCAAATGACCGATCAAGAATATGCACGCCACAAAGTCGCGCTTCAGCGCGAAGGCAAAATTTCCTAAGGAGTAAATAATGGAACAATCTACAGCACCCGCCGCTCGTCGCGGTCGTAAAAGCGCTCTGTTTGGAGCTGAAAAGCCAAAGCCAAGCACGGCTCCTGCGGTTTCTGCCGTCGAAGAAGTAGTGGCGGAAGCCCCGTCGCGTCCTTCTATGCGCGTTGATATGCGCGAAGAAAGCCCGCTTGCTCGTGCAGCTCGTCGTGCCGCCGAAATTAAGAATGCCGGTGGATTGACGGATCACGGCGTCGATGAGTTTTACGTCGATCCTGCTTCGATCCCAGAAGGTTGGTCTTACGAGTGGAAACGCAAATACATCATGGGCCAAGAAGATCCTACGTACCAACTGTCGCTTATCCAGATGGGTTGGGAGCCTGTTCCGGCTTCCCGCCATCGTGGGATGGTTCCAGAAGGTGCAGGAAATACAATTGAGCGTAAGGGTATGATCCTTATGGAGCGTCCTGCTGTCATTACAGATGAAATGCGCCGTAAAGATAATGCAAATGCTCGTAATGCAGTTGAATCCCGTAAGCAGTCGCTTGATTCCGCCAAGGGGATGTTGGGGCGCGAAGATTCGCGTGTTGCTCCAAAGATTTCAACGGGTTACGAACCTATGCTACCTCCAAATTGAGGCTTGGATCGAGGGGGCGAAAGCCCCCTCTTTACATTTCTGAATTTTCTTCTATGTTCGATCAATCTCCCCCGGCGTGGAGATCAAACTATTTCCCGTTTCTTAGTCGCCCCGGTGTGCGATGATGGAACTCTCTGAGAGGAGAACCCGTCATGGCCAATACGTTTGCGCCCAGCGGCTTTCTACAGTATCAGGGTGGTGCAGGTGGCGCTCCGACGTTCGCCCAATCCGTCCGCCGTATTGCTTCAGGTAATACGACCGCTATCTTCACTGGTGACCCAGTACAGCCCGTAACCTCGACCGCAACTGGCTATATCACACAGGCAACCGCCGGTGGTTCCGTTCAGCTTGCAGGTATCTTTGTCGGTTGCAAATATCTTAGCACGTCCCTTAACCGCGTTGTCTGGTCTGCTTATTGGCCAGGTTCGGGCGCCACGGGCGACGTCGAAGCTTATGTGATCGATGATCCGGCATCCCGCTTTATTGTTCAGTCTTCTGGTTCGGGCTTCCCTGTCACGGGTACGGCTACGTCTCAGACGTCTGGCGTACAGGGCCAGCTTTGCACGTTTGCTTATTCCACGACTGGCGCGACCTCTGGTAACGCTAACGGTGGTAATAACTCGACGGGCCGTTCGACGGCTTATGTCAATGCTACCGCAACCACGAATACTTCGCCTTTCATCATCGTCGACTATGCCGTTTCGTTCGGCAATGGTGGCGATCAAACCACGCAGTACTGCAACTTGGTCGTTGGCTTCAATAACGAAGTCTGGCGTTCGAACTCTGCTGTAACTGGCATCTCGTAAGGAGTAGAGTGTCATGGCTGTTAATCTAAGTCAGATCAAAGACCTTCTCCTCCCCGGACTCCGTGGCATTGAAGGCAAGTACGAGATGATCCCATCTCAGTACGACAAAATCTTCACGAAGCATGATTCCAAGCTTGCCTTGGAACGTACCGCTGAACTTCGGTTCCTCGGTCTCGCACAGCTCAAGACCGAAGGTGGCCAGACCTCCTTTGATTCGGGCGCTGGTGAGCGTTTCGTGTACAACCAAGAGCACACCGAAATTGGTCTCGGATATGCCATCACCCGCAAAGCGATTGATGACAACATCTACAAGACGCAATTCCATCCATCGAACCTCGGTCTTGTGGAAGCTTTCCAGCAGACCAAGGAAATTTATGGCGCCTCGGTATTGAACAACGCCCAGACCTACAATGCTGCTGTTGGCGGTGACGGTGTTTCTCTTTGCTCGACGTCCCATCCAATTGACGGTGGTTCGGTTGCCAACACGCCTACAACTCAGGTTGATCTTAACGAAGCCACCTTGCTGAATGCGATGATCGCAGTTCGCACGAACTTCCGCGATCAGGCTGGCTTGAAAGTGTTTGCCCGCGCTCGCAAGTTGATTGTTCCGCCACAGCTTGAACCAGTTGCAATCCGTCTCACGAAGACTGAATTGCGTCCAGGCACGGCAGACAACGACGTCAATGCGATCCTTACGACTGCCGGCGGCTTGTCAGAAGGCTACATGGTCAACGACTTCTTGACCTCTTCATATGCTTGGTTCTTGCTCACGAACATCGATGGCTTGTCGTATATGGAGCGTGTTCGCTTCGAAACCGATATGCAAGTCGACTTCGTGACTGACAACTTGCTTGTCAAGGGTTATGAGCGTTATTCGTTTGGCTACTACAACTGGCGTTCGATCTACGGCTCGTTCCCAACCTCGTAAGGAGAAGGCACTATGGCTGATACCGCATTCTCCGGTCCAATTATTGTGTTTGGGCAAAACCCAACACAGC